GGGGGGGAAGTACGTTTCTTTACACTGTGATAGTGTCTATTTAGGCACTTGCGGCGATTGCCCGGATCAATGCGGCGTCGATCATGCAAAAAGGGGATTGATAAAATGATACAAGAAGCTCTGTTTAAGCAGAAGATTGAGTATGTTTATGTACCTACCGTCATCGGTTCGGGTTATGAGCAAGTGGTTGCAGAACTAGCTATCAATGATGGGATAGCTTACAGGGCCGCAAGAAAAAACATGCAGATACATTCTGCGATAATCCTGAAAATAGACGATGAAGTGTGCGGATTTTTCACCTTCCAGAACAATGAAATTTGCAAAGAGTTCTGCCTGTTGCAATCAACAATCAGACCGGATAAATTCGACTTCACTATTTACGGCAACATGGTTCAAGCCATTATCGACCAGAACGTTAATTCATATCCGATGATTATTACAACCGATCCCAAAAGTAAATTTGAAACACCAAAGTTTTTCAAAAGCCTGGGGTTTAAAACATACCTTACCATGTCCGGTTATGAGTACATGGTTTATGGTGATGAAAAGGATGTTCATTTTAAACTTCTTGCCCACATCACCATGACAAACGTCTGGAACTCGCTTAAAGGGGATTGGCTGCGGCTCAAGAAAGAATGGAATGCCAAGATTGAAGCCGCTGGTGAAAAGTACGGGATACCTAATCCTAAATTTGCCTCCCGTGAAGGTTGCTGGCAGGGTGAAAGCGGTTTTTCGAATGTGGTTCTTTCGACTCGCACCATAGAAGGTGGGGAGATAAAGACAGACAAAGCCAAGTCACATAATGGTAACGCTTCTGTTCTTGATCCCGTCGCTTGTGAGTGCATCCTACGTTTTTTCATGCCGACCAACGGGACCCGCGTTTATAATCCGTTTGGCGGTGGCGTTCAAATGGGATTTGTAGCCGGTTCATATGGTTATGAGTACATTTCCAGCGAGATAAGGCAAAATCAGTGTGACACCAATAACGCCATATGCCAGGATTTAAACAGTGCCACATGGGTGAAAAGCGACAGCTCCACATATTTGCCTGAAAACAAGGTTGATATGGTTTTTAGTTGTCCTCCATATTACAAGGTTGAAAAATACATCGACTATGACGGCAAGTCACCAGATGGAGAAATCAACTCTATTGACACATACGAAGGGTTCAGGGATACGCTTTTTGCCGGTTACAAGAAAGCTATCGAGGCGTTAAATGACAACTGTTTTTTCATTGTTATGACTGGTGACAGCCGAGACAAAAACGGATCATACCATTGCCATGAATCGGAAACAGAGATTTTCTTCAAAGAGCAGGGGTTATCTGTTTACAACAAAATCATCTATCTAGAATGTGAGTTCACCAGACTTGCACAAGCAAAGAAAACGCTTAATTATCGCAAATTTCCAAAGCGTGAACAGAAAATCATAGTAGCTTACAAAGGTGATCCTACTGTTATCAAAGACCTGTTCCCACCAACTGGAAGACTGTAATTTAATTAAATGGAGGCAGCATGACCCAGCCAATATACAGAAGAGTCCAGCGAGAAGCCGAAAAGCACACGGTATTGCAAGATGAACGCGACCATCGATAAACTGTTGCCGCTGATTGACGTGTACCGGATTAGTGCATGGCCGCCTGCGAAAGTTACCCAGGCAAGCAACCTTGTGGATATTTTTAACGTGATGATTAAGGAAGAGTTCGGGGAGGGGATATGACCGACAAGCCAAGTAAAGAGTTTATCGAGTGGAAAGAGTCATACTCGCCGGAAGATCCATTTTACACGACCGGCTACAATCTCCACGACCTGTACGCGGCTTTCTGCGCTGGTGAAGCGGTGGGTATCATAGCTCATTTAGAAAAAGGGGGCGGGGATGAAACAGCTAACAATAACCCTTGACGACGATGTGTTCAACCTGCTTGAGGTCCGGGCCGCGATGGACGACATGCGGATAAAAGAGGCCGTGGAAACCCTGCTGGCTGAATTGGTGGGCGCTTATAAAAAAAGGAAAAGTGGCGGGATTTAGTATAGATTTCTGTTGAGTTATACCAATAATACAGCTATAATGCCTGCGGTCAAATTACAACTTAATAATATTCTGTCAGTGTATGCGGGTACACTTATGATTTGATGCGGGGACGGTACTAGCCGAGTGCATAGACCTTTTCCCAGTATCACCAGAAGCCGGTACGGATGCCCGCACATCCTACCGGCTTTATTTGTTTCCGAATGGGGGGCTGGATATGGGCGGGAAAGAATGTTGCGACCATAAATTTTATTGGCTACTGATTGATCCAGAGACAGGAAAAGAATATTTATCTCCACTAACTCCGCTTTATTGTCCGGTTTGTGGTTCGCCTATTATCCCTACCACTGGGGGATAATATGGGGCCTCAATGCGAGGATGGATATACGCAAATAGCTAATGAGTTATTGGATGCTCTTTACACGGTAAGAATCCCTGGCGAGGCTATGCAAATTTTCTTGTTCATACTTCGCAAAACATACGGATTTAAAAAGAAAAACGATGTGATTGCTCTTAGCCAATTTGCGGCAACAGGTATCACCAAAACCCATATTTCAAGGGCAATTTCTAAGCTTGAAGAGATGAATTTAATCGTTACCCAAAAAGGTAATAAAAATGGGATAAGTTATGGTATTAACAAACATTTTAGTACATGGAAATCATTACCCAAAAAGGTAACGTTACCCAAAAAGGTAATGACCGTTACCCAAAAAGGTAATAAACCGTTACCCAAAAAGGGTACTACAAAAGAAACTACAAAAGAAACTATTACAAAAGAAAGGCTGGAGATTTGTGAAGCATGGAAATCATTTGTCGAAATGCGTAAAGCGATAAAGAAACCAATGACCCCAGACGGAATGAAATTAGCTGTCAATAAACTTTTTAAGCTGATGGATTCGGGGAATGATCCCATTCAAGTTTTACAGCAATCCGTTTTCAATAACTGGCAGGGGCTTTTTGAAGTGAAGGGGCAAAAGCCAGAACCTAAAACTGACAATACCCCGATGGGAACACCTGAACAACTTGCAATGGTCAAACGCATGATGGAGGCAAAAAAGAATGTTACAGCCTGAGGAACATTTACAGCAAACGATACTCGGATGCTTACTTTCATGGCCGGAAGAAATAGACACAGCGGCGACGATCATAAACACGGATGATTTTTACGGGGAAAAGTACCGGCTTGTTTTTGATCACCTGCTTGCGAATCAGGGAGGGGACTTTGTAACAGTTTCGTCGGCATTAAAAGGTAAAGTATCCGCTAGTGAAATCGTTGCATGGTCGGCACATGAGGCAATTCCGGCTTTCATTCCCAGGTACTGCAAGGATTTGAAAGAGATTGCCAACAAACGCCGATTGTTTGACCTGCTTGGGAATGTACGTCTCATGGCATCTGAACACTCGTCACAGGAAATGCTTGACCGCCTTGAGGGATTAATGACGGCAATGTCTGGGAATGTCTTAAATGAACCGGTAGGCGCAATTCAGTTGATGAAAGAAGCTTCTATCAGATTAACCCATCGTTTCGATAACAAAAACCAACTACACGGGATACCTTATGGTATTGAAAGTTTGGATACAGCCACAAACGGTTTACACCCTGGGGAGTTGATAGTTGTGGCTGGAAGGCCTTCAATGGGAAAGTCAGCCCTAGCTGGTAACATACTTGAAAATGTGTGTCGTATCGGTAAATCAGGCATTTTATTTAGTCTCGAAATGGATAACGGGAATTGTGCTGATAGGCTGATTTCTTCGGTTGGATATATCAATTATTCCAATATCAGATCAGGCCGAATGAGTGACGAAGATTGGTCAAGAACGACGCGGGCATTTGGCAATATCTACGATTTCAGGATGTTTATAGACGATACTCCAGCTATCAGCCTGCGAGAAATCAAGAGTAAGTGTCGCAAACTGAAAAAAGGTGGACTTGACGTGGTTGTTATTGACTACCTTCAGCTTATGGGCATGAATCCGGCGATATCGAACAGGGTACAGGCAATAGGAGAGGTGAGCCGAGGACTTAAGCAGATGGCGCGTGAACTGGAATGTTCCGTTGTTCTTTTGTCTCAACTCAACAGGGGAGTAGATAATAGAGCAGACAAGCGGCCTAACATGTCTGATTTGAGGGATTCGGGGGAAATCGAACAGGATGCAGATGTAATTCTATTCCCATTCCGCCCTTCCGCTTATTGTGTCGAATGTAAGGACAATATCTGCTCTGAAAGCCATGATCCAGACGTACATAAGCATGTAGCAGAGATAATAATCGAGAAACAGCGGAACGGAGAAAGGAACATATCAGTACCGGTCGCATGGATGGGTGAATTTCAGCAATTCAAACAGATGGGATAAAACACGGCATAAGTAACCATCAAACTACCCCATACGGCTTCCATTCTTGACCATGGGAGGGCAAACGGGGTGGAAGTTATAGCGGTATAGCTGGGATTTAAGAAAGGGCTTTAAATGTGGCAATAATCGGAGGGAGCAATGAAAGAGAAAGACGGCGAATATATTTACCTGATTTGGGATGGCCGCAAGGAAGCCTTTTATATCAAAGGGCATGTGTCGCTTGAATATGCAACCGAAGTACTTGAACGCGAAGAGGAATATACACCCGACAACGCAACCCACAAATATGCACGATGGGGTTTTGCTTCACACGAGGATTTCAAACATCAACTGAATGTGTATGACACACTTAGAAAAGGGACATTTAAGGTTACAGAGTGCGAATGTAGATAAACACCAAAAAAAGGACAAAACCATGAACGCCCTAGACGCACTGACACTGATGCACGACGAGGATAACCGGATATTGCAGATACGGAATATCCGGTACAACATAACCCTCATTTACGACGATATCATGGCAGGCAGACAGGAGGTGAACATACCGTTTCACGCGCTGATTGACGACGAATGGGAGATCGGCGTGGTGTGCGAGGCTTGCGACGGGGGTGGGGAGATTAGCGTGGAGTGCGCTTGTAACGGTAGGTCGCTGCATTCACTGCTTGAGAATCCGTGCTGCGGAGGCTGGAATACGGCTACATGCGGCGAGTGTGAGGGTACAGGGATACGGTGGAAGAGGGAAGTTTAACGGGTGTTGGTAAACCACGAAAGGAATAATCATGGGACTTGGAAACGAAAACATAGCACTTATCAACCGTCTTGGTGGGATAACCGGCGAATGTATCAGTACAAATGAGGCAATTCTTTGTGCCGAGATTGAAGCCAATTACAATCAAATTACCGCCTTGGATAACGATGTGAAAATTGCAAGGGCTAAAATCACCAGTCTGACAGACACACTTGAAGCGGTTACAGCAGTCTGCAACGGATCATCCGCAATGGAACATCTAGACCAGTTTAGAGCGGCAGACACAATGCTACAAGAGTCGAATAACGAGCGTTTCCGCACTGCCATAGAAAAGGCAGTTGAGAGACTAGAAGAGATTGACGTGCGAGACGGTGGCGTGGCTTGGCACAAGTCAAAGGAAATGCTCGGAGCAGATTTGTTTCTCGTTCTCCATGGCCTGCGCGGTGCATTGGTGCAGTCGGTCTAACACCACATCAATCATGTCCGCGAAGTTAAATAAAGGGGGGAGTATGATTCATTATCACGGTTCGCCACTCGGTACAGCACAAGACCTCCCGACATTTTGGACTGGGCGGCATGGGTTGATTTCTTATGCCTACCCAAACGACTTGGGCGTAATTTTGGAATGTTGCCAGTCATTCTGTCTTGACAATGGTGCTTTTAGTTTCTGGAAAAATGGAAAACTTGTTGATTGGGATGCTTATATCGAATGGGTTAAACCTCTTTCACGACACCCAAACTTTGATTTTTGGCTGATACCGGATGTTATTGACGGAACTGAGGATGATAACTGGCGGCTGATGTTCAAATATGGCAGATGTGCCCCTTATGCGGTGCCAGTATTCCACATGGGCGAGTCGGATTATCATTTAAATAGGCTTCTGGATAATTACCCGCGCATCGCTTTAGGCAGTTCCGGTATGTGGCCAAATCCTGGTACAGATAGTTGGTGGGATAGGATGCGAGAAATCATGGCGATTTGTTGTGATTCTAATGGAGTGCCAAAGGTAAAACTGCATGGCTTGAGGATGCTTGATCCAGAAATCTTTTCCCCAGGACAAAAGCGCAATGGTTTGCCGCTGTCCTCTGCTGATTCCACAAATGCTGTAATCAACAGCAAATCTAATACTCGATTTGGTATGTATAAACCACCATCAAAGGCGGCTTGCGCGGCAGTGATTGCCGACAGAATAGAATCGCATAACTGTGCGGCGATTTGGATACCACATAAGCAAGAGTCTTTTCAATTTCAACGGGGGGAATAATGACTCAATACGTTGTAGGCTTCGCATTCACCGAGAACCGGCAGGAGGTGGCGTTAATCCAGAAAGCGCGGTCAAGATCGGGCTTCGAATGGATGATCGGCAAGATGAACGGGATCGGCGGCAAGGTGCAAGGGAAAGAGAATCCCTTTATCGCCATGTCTCGGGAATTCTTCGAAGAGGCTGGGGTGGTAATTTGCCCTCTCGATTGGCGATGGTGCGGCAAGTTCACAGGAGAGGATTATGAGGTGATCGTGTTCAGCACCTTTAGCGAGGTAGTAAGGACCGCTAAAACCTGCTCGGAAGAAGGCGAAATACACCTTGTGAGGGTGGCCGACATTGCGGAGTTGCCGACAGTGGCTAATCTGGATTGGCTGATTCCGTTGGTGATGAAACGGGATTTGACGGCTTTTGAGGTGATGGAGAAATAAATAGATATTACATATTGC